CTCCCATCAAAAATATAACATGTAGCTTTGTGGCATTTGCTGACGGTGACGCTATCGTTGTGCAAGTGTCTACCGTCATTGACGTGAAGCCCGTACTGCTTCTATCATCCCTTAAGCAATAATTTGGTGTAAGCCTTGTATATCCAGACGCGCACGCTCTTGTACTCGTCACCGCTCCGCTGAAAGCGCCGCTTGTAAACGTGCCGGCGCCCGTAGCCTCAAGAGTAGTAAATTTTCCAGTCGATGCAGTTGTTGCACCGACCGAAGAGCTATTGATTGTCGCCCCGCTAATTGTTCCTATTTGAGAAGATGGTATTTTTGCGCCACTATCAAGCGACGGGATACCGTTGGCGACTCCCCTGTCGTTAATTATGTCGTTTAACTTATTGAACGCATCGAGTATATCAATTCGCGCTTGGCTAGGGTCATCGTTCGTGGCGTCAACGTCAGTTGTGTCAACAGCTCCGCCCGGCCATGAATGAACAGATGAACTTATCGATAGAAATAAAATAAAAACAAAAATATTTTTAATCAGTCTCACAGCTCACCTCTTTCTTTGTTCCAGTTTTCCAAAATTACCCACTCATGAAAATCGCAATTATCATTCGGACAGACCAGCGACGGATTTACTTCGCCGGCTTCATTTATCGTGTGATTGGACAAATTTGCTTTCAGTCCGCACTTTGGGCAAATTATATGTGCCTTATATGATTCCGACTGTATTATTTTCCATAATTTATCCGTTAAGACATATCTATTCATTATAGTCCCTGAATCTCTGCGTCAATAGTTGCATCAGACAAAACACTCGACGCGTTATATATTTTCACGCGTGGCCCGACATTTACGTCTTTGTCTATCAATTCCCATGACCAGCCGCCGCCGACGTTTTGCAATGTCAAATTTACTTTACGGATTACCGAGAAATTGCTCGCTATCGGTAGCCGAATATCTCCCGCGGCTATTCTGTACCCGCTGGTTGAGCATGAAGGTGAAGGCGTACAAGTTGCCAAGCCGGAAGTGGCAAGGTCATTGATATATTCGACAATCGGCTCGCCACTTAGAATGATGTTGGTATTATAAACAAATATAACGCCGCTTGTTTTTGTAATCGTTATTTTTATCTGTACATATCTAGCAGTCACAAGCGCCCCAACTGCTGCATAAGCAGACCATGCGTCGCCAAGATTATTTTTGTGACGCTCTTCAACCGTTAGCGTAGTGCCGTTGTGGCTTACTGATACAAGCGGAGTAAAGGAAACAATAGCGCCTAAATCATAATAGGTATGTTCATATGTAATAGTCAGATAAGGGTTGTTCGCCCAAGCTGTCCAATTGCTCCAATTGTTAGGCGCCCCTCTGTCTGCCCAATCATCCTGATTCGACGCTGTCAAAATTCCGTTTTCGTCAACGTAGCAGTTTGTTTTTGTTCCCGGCCATCCGTCATTAAAAACATTGGTTATCTCGAATGCGTCTGCAATTCGCGGGTCACCCAATGTCCCGGTAATAACGACAGCGTTTTCAGACTCGTTGCCGCTCGAATCAATCATCTTAATTCCGAACGTGTAATCGCCCGCCGCGAGCTGGTTTGTTTCAAACATTCGTATACCCGGCGGCAAATTTTCAGCGCCAAGTAAATCGTTCATCGTTGCCCAAGTACCACTCAGACCTGTCTGGTATTTGATTTTGAAAGACCCACCGACGCGAACGTCTGCAGGTATAGGCTCTGAAACAGTCCAATCAAATTGACGAGTGCCGTCAGCCTGACGGTTGACCAAGAATGTTAAAACATCAGGCGGATTCGCTGACCTGCCCTCAATAAACGCCGATGTCGACACCCAATTGCTTACTGCTCCCTGACCGTTAACATGACGTATTCTAAAATCGTAGTTTTGACCATCCAGCAAACCAAGTATTTCAGCCTGAGCATTTTCCCGCCCTATCGCTGACGCTTGCGGCATATATATTGAGTCTAACGACAGTTTGTATTCAATTTCGGTTCTTGTCACAAATACATCGGCAGGCGCGGCCCAAGTAATACGCGCTCTCGTTATTACTGTGCCGGCGCTGTTTATTATCAGCAAACTTTCAGAGCCGTCTACAGAAAGCCCGGTCGGATCAACTACGGAAAAAGGATCAGGTAAATTCGTATCTGGCGGGGTAGGTTTTGCAGACGATACCGTTCTGTCGTATACGCTGTCTTCATGCTCTACGAGCGTCACGGCAACGTTAGCAGTCGGTAACAATTGCATATTCGCGACACGAAATTTTTTCCCCGGCCATCCCGGCGTATCATGCGTAACTGTTACAACTGAACCGGTTGAAACTTGCAACGCCTCAATTGTCGACATAAAAGTCGCTTGAATACCTTCGCGACTTTTCTTAAGAATCGTTTCGCCTCGATGTAAAGCCCGGCTGTAACTGGTTTCATGAGGCAAATATAATTCTTGTTCTAATACAAGGTCATTGTCTTCTGTCAGATAAGTATCTGAACTTGTGACGGCATAGTCGGCTTGATAATCGATGTCAGGGTTTATGAATTTTACTTTTATACTGTTTAATCTGTTTCTTTTGCTATTTCCTTTTATCGACCATCCGCCAATGATGTTGTCTTTATTAAAATCGAAAATGGCCTCTTCAGCCTTTTCAATTAACAAATTGAATTGGCCTTCGATGAAAGGCAACATGCCTCGGCAAGATGTCAGCATAGAGCGCACGTTTTCAAGAACTTTCGCGTTAGTGTTTATAACTCCATTCAGCTCGAAAGTCGCTTCTCTGTCGCGCCAGTACATGTAAGCCCCGCCGGCGTAACTAAGAATAGACGAGTGAGCTTGAGCGCCAACGATTACACCCGAGACATCACCATTACAGGCAACCGACCAGCCATAATAAGACCATGATTCAGGAGATTCGCCCGGCGTTAAGGATTGTTGCAGCGTGTAAACACCGTCTATTTGCTTATATACCAATACTTCACCATAGTTAGAGCCGCCCGTATCTCTGCCATATGCTCCGACAACTAAAGTTAATCCGTCTACTGAGCAATCCGTCGGCTTGCCGGCCCATGAATTAAACGGGTATACAAAATTACCGCTCACGCCAAACCAATCGTCATCCATAGGGGAAGACGCTGTCAACTTCTGATCTTCTGTAGTATTCGCCCAGCCTCCGCCGGGTTTTTTAAATACGTATATAGAGCCTCTGTTCCCCGTCCCTGCTGCGCTCGTATCAATTGCCCCGATAAAAATCCGAGTGCTATCATTTGAAATTATCGCGCTATGTCCGAAAATCTTATAATCAGCGGCATCAGATGGCGTGAGCGTCGCGATCAGCGAATAAACTCCGCCCGAGCGCGTAAAGACATAGGCTTCGCCGCGGTACGTTCCGCCGGCCGCACGCCAAGGCGAGGTTATAACGATAGTATCGCCGGTTTCGTCAGACGATACAGCCCAGCCGAACTTATCGTTCGCGGTCGGCGTTGTAAATTCTATCGTGTCCTGAAGCGTCCATGATCCGGCTACTTTGGTATAAGCGAATACCGCGCCGGCATTGGCCGCGCTAAACTGGTATTCATGAGCCGATACAAAAACTGTTGATCCGTCACCTGATACGGCCGTATTGCTTCCGAAGTGATCGTTTGCGCTTGGGTTTGGCGCATAGAGTTGAGCGGTTTCGCTATATGAATCATTTAGCGGGTCATATTCCCAAATTGTAGCGGCGCCGGCGGAGGACGCTTGAGTAGAGTCAAATACATCTGGAACACACAATACAAGGCCGTCATTTGATATGGAATTAAAAGCCGCGGAAAACTCGTAATTCGTAACCATTGAAGGCTGTATTAACTGAATTTGCCGAGACTGTGCCAAGTCAAATGCATAACATGCGCCCTGCTGTATGTCGCCATCTACTCCATAATCCGACGCGGTCACAAAACCGAAATTGGAATCTTTCGCCCAGCCGACTATGTAACCAAAATAAGCTGCAGGCCGCGGACTAATGGGCCGCAATATATGTGTTTCTGTTAATGACTGGTTTATACTATCTATGTTTTTCGGTTGCTTCAGATCACAATAATAAGCCGATTTTTTAAACGACTCGTAATTTATTGCTGACCTTCCATCAATGAATGATACAGCTGTGAAGCTGAACTTTGCAGTATTCGAGTTAACGGCGCGTAATTGTATTGTGTGTGTCGTCGATGTTGCGGTAAATAAAAAATACGCCTCGCCTAGTTCATGGGCCTGCTCGATCTGTGAAACGCCATCGATATAAACACTATAATACGAATTATTGAACGATATAAAAAACCGAAATTCGTATTGCTTACCGACTTCACAAGCAACGACATAAGTCATCGAGTTAACACTAGCGTCGCCGTTACGGTCAATAGTGCAAATACCATCTGTAACCGTGACTAAATAACTGCCTCCCGGCAATCCCCAGCCTGTAGTGGTTCCGTCTTCAAACCGGCTATTCTCGATTTGGTTCCGCTCGATCCCTCGACCATACCGAGCATTCAACAGATAATCGAGAATACATAAAGCAGGATTTGCGCTGTGTTCAAGCTTACCATTTCGCGGGTCTAAAACTTTTTTACCTCGCACGTCAACGTTTATTCTCGGAAATCCGCTATAGGCGCGTCCCTCTTCATCCCATCGAAACCTGCAAACAATATAAGAGACGCCGCTTAATTTGTGGTTTGACGTCCATTCAGGGAAATCACTAGAAAGCGTAGAATCTGCCGCCTGCCAATCTTCGCCGGTGTATTTTCTAATTTCTAATTTTCCGGTGAACTTCGCATCAGTTGAAATGATATCGTCAATATAGACGTCGTCTATGGCCTCGATGTCACCTTCGCAGAGAATCAAAATTACATGCAAATATTCATTGCTTGCGCCATTCACGCCAACAAAAGCACGAATGCCGCCGATTCTTCTGCTACCGTAAACTATAGGAATGTCTTCGACGTTACTTGACTTATTTACTAAAATGCCTTTCTCTGGCTCTGGTAATTCTGGCATCAGCCCCAACGCGTCAAATATATCGCCTAAAAGCTGAAACGGAAGAGTTATGATGTCTTTCGCGGCGTTCTCAGCAAAATCGCCAAGCATTTCGCCGAACTCTTCCAGTTCTTCACCAAAATTGCTTATTTCATCGAGTGCTTGCTGACCTTGATCCTCTATATAATCAATAGGGTCACTGACAAACTCTTCTAATTCATCAAGTAAACCCATTTATGCACGCCCCCATTTGAGGTCTTTTATTATTTGAGAACAAAACTCGAAGCCTTTGTCGCCCGGGAATAGTGCTTGCTGCACTTCGTCATTTGTTCTTCGGCCGCTTCTTCTTTCAAAGTCGCCAAAATTATTTGCAGCCGTCCAAACTATCATTGCTGTCCCGTCTTCTGGATTTTCATCGAAATCAAAATTTGTTATGCGGCCTTCAAAAATAATCGCCGGATTTGCGACAACCTGAAAAGAACTATTCATCAAACCGCGGTACATGATTATAGTTTTATCGATATAGCTTTCATTTAATGCAACAGAAACGTTCGACAAATTCGCGCCAGATATTTCGACAGACATTTCGTTTATTTTTGTATCAATGGTTTCTTGAATTGTTGGCGTTGACAACAAACCGGTTCCAGGCAGGTAGTTTCTACCATTAAACGCGATAGTCGCCGGGTAATCTGTCATGCAAATTTCTGTGCTGAATCCAATATAAAGCAGCGTGAAAGTTCGTATATTCTGCGCTGTGATAGCGGCCAACATGGCCGCGCTTAAATTCCTTCCAGACATCACACCGCCTCGATGAAGCTGACTTCATAACCATAAAGCAACGGCGGCCTGACAGAATATTCTTGGATATCTCCTGACAGCGACACTGTATATTTCACATCTGTAGACGTAATCGCAGAATTGTTAGCCGGTGACGAAATTAAGGGTGGGTATATGGGGAGAGTGACGTTTCCGCTTCCGTCGCTATTCGCGTCGGCGGTAACCAAATACACTTTGGTTTGTCCTGCAATATTGATGATGTCGCCGGCACGCGCCCAGCCAGTAATGCTTGGCGTCGCTCCGTCCAAAATTAAAGTCTTTCCAGTTTGATCGGCTCCATTCACTAAAGGCGTGCCGCTCCACTGTCCGCGAGGTATCGCGGTTTCTGGCGGAATAACTTCAAACACTCCGAACGCGCCTTCTTGGCCCATGCAAAAGGCCCATACTGGCATAAATTCTTCTTTAGTTAGCGTTCTGTATGTCGCTTTGAAAGACCATAGATGACCGCCAAATTGGCGTGCGTTCCGCCTCTTCGATTGCGTATAGTCAACAATCGTTGAACTCATCGACTTCAAGTCAACTGTTTTAAATTTTGGAGTCGTTGGAAATAGCGCCATATGTCACCGCATTAAATGAAAGACGTCATGCCTTTTTCGTGCATAGCATCAACAAATACTTTTCTGATTGCGTTTTTATTTCTGAGAATAAAAGCGGCCCCGTCCGAGGCATTAACTGCGTTAATTGTGAACTTAGGTACAACAAAATAGTTGTTTGTTACTCCACCCATTTTGTTGTTCGGGGTAATTTCTCCGCTCGATGGCGCTGTGAACAACTCCGGGCCGCGCTCGCCTACAAGATACGTTTTGCCTGCCTCGACACTACCGCCGCCAGCTCTGGCGCCGGATATCGCGGCAACAGCGGCAATCGTTGCTAGTATCCCTGAAATTGCTGGAATAGCGTTAGCGCCCATTGTTGCCAAAGACACGCCGGCGGCGGCCGGCGCGGCGCTCGCTGCTATTGCCTGATTTGATGAAACAACCGCGGCTGTAGTTGTTACGATTCCGGCTTTTTCCAGCGCATATAAGGCGACTTTCTTAATTCCTATTTCAACAAGACCTGAAATCACGCTCTTTATGGCGTCTCTCGCAATTGCTTTCATTGCATCGCTGAAATTTTGTTGCTCGAAAAGTGCTTCGGCTACCGCATCGCCAATACTCGACGCGAATCTATTGCCGGCGCTCGACCATGCGTCAGACCAAACAATAGCGCCTTGAACAAGTTGAGGCGTGACTTCGGTTGAGAAAGTATCCGCCGCTTGCTTGACTCGGCGTTCATATTCTTCAACGCTTACAAGTCCACCTTGCCACAACGCATTAATTTGCAACAGCTCGGCCTCGTACAACTCAAGCGGCGACATCAGTGAGCGAATGATCTGTTCTTCTTGAGCGAGTATTTCTAAATTCGACGGCCCATAAGCGCGGCTGGCTTCTTTGACTGCCCGCTCATATTGTTCAATATTAATTATTCCACCCTGCCAAAGCGCGTTATATCTTAACAACGCATCACTGGCATTTTCGGTTTCCGTTGACAGGGAGTGAATCAGGCGTTCTTGTTCCGCGAGAGCATCCAGCCCCGGGCCGATCGCTTTTTTCTCTTCCTGTTGCTTCGGTTTTGGTTTTGATGCTTCTTTCTGCGCATTGTCGAGCGCGATATATTCGTTTGTAAGATCGCGTATTTTATTGCGTAATCTTTCCTGCTGTTCGACAAGTTTCGAGGTCGCAGCTGAGTCTTCCCCGGTGGCCGCGGCTACTTTTTCGTAAGCTTCATTTATTCGCGTCAATGCAAAGACGCTATCAAGTATTTGGTCATTGATACGGCTGAAAGGCGCCTGCTTTTCCAGATTAACGCCGTTCAGCGTCATGGCCTGAATTATTCTGTTTACATCTTCCAAGCTTTCAGGGTTGATGTGTTCAAGCGAAAAGCCATAGGCTTCGATGAGCGTCTTATTTGCAGCGAGTTGGGTTTCAAACAGTTTCGCGGCGCGAGTGTCTTCGTCAAAACTGTTTATTAAACCTTTCAGTTCATTGGTAAGCCTGCGGAGCGTCGGGTTTAATTTCTCGCCAATATTGATGAAAATCGTTTCAACAACTGAATTGAGTTCTTTTAACGACCCTTGAAAGTTATCGACGCGGACGCTGGCTTGCTCATATGCGGTATTCGTACCGGTCAGCTTCGTTGTTAGTTCGCCCATCATGCCGGCGTTTTGCGCCAGTGCGCTTGCTGCCGTCACATTTTCAAGGCCAAATAACTTGGTTAGCTGGGTAGTAGAGAGTTGTTTCTTTGAAAGGTTTTCGAGCGCGGTACCAAGCCCGACTATTGCCGGATTTAAACCAGCATCGGCTTGGTTTTGTAATTTTAAAATGATATTTCTGAGGCCAACGCCAGCTTGTGAGCCTTTGATCGATACGGCCGACAGTACTTGTATTGCTGCGTTCAGTTCTTCAAATTCAATACCAGCCGCCGCGGCAACTGTGCCGGAATCCTTTAAGGCAAGCGCTGTGTCTGCAATTTCTGATGAGCCAAACTTAGCGCCGGCGGCCAGAACATTGATAAATCGAGCTGACTCGCTGGCGTCTTCCTGAAATTGATTAAGCGCTGCGCCGAGTGTTGTTGCAGCTTCTGGCAACGCAATCCCGGCCGCTTGGGCGAGCGTTATCGCTTCTTTCGTGACGGCCTTTAACGCTTCTTTATTTTCAAGCAAGTCAGGTTTCGCTGACGCAACCAGCTTAAACGCCTCTGCCGCCTCCGATGCTGACAGAGTTGTTGTACGGCCAAACTCTTTTGAAGCGTCGGCCAAAAACTTAAGATCTTCGCCGACTGCTCCGGTAATAGCTGATAACTCCGATATTGAAGCCTCAAACGTGCGTGCTGCATTTGAGCCCTTTATTGATATGGCTACAACGGCTGCGACCGCGGCTGATGTCGCAACTAACGCCCCTTTCAAACTGAAGACTGAAGCAACAACTCGTTTCGCGGCGCTATCCACACCAAAAACAGCATTTGAAGCATTCATTTTGACGGAGTTCAGGGCCGCATTGACCCCAGCTGCGCCAGTTGCCGCGCCAGACGGGTCAATTCCGATTTTAATGTTTGTTTCCATGCTTCTGTTTTATTGCCTCAATATACGCTATGTTTATCGTATGAAACATCGAGAGAAATTCTACTTTGTCAGGCACTTCGTATATATCCATATAAGCTTTGACGTCCGTCAAGGGTATGACGCCATTAACTCGCTGCATGTTGAGAACATAAAAAGCATCTAAGCATAGCTGAACCCATGCATCAGCTTTTGGCATCTCCGGCAATTCAATGTCAGCTACGCCGTCAGCAATCAATCCCCTGATAAAATCGTCGTGCTCAGACGAAAGAATTTCGTAAGTTATCAGCTGCCGTGCTTTTTTTCGTCGTCCTCCCTTACTGTTTCCTTGAAACGCTCCATTGTTTGCGAAAGCCCGATAATCCAGTTAGTAAGAACAATATAACGTTCATCTTTCAGAATGTTATACGCCGCGTCTGGCGAGTAAGGCAGATCAACAAATTTTCCATCTACCTTTTGCTTCAGTCCTTTCCAATCGCGAATAATAGCCTTTGCGATAACCTTCAGGCTGATGTCATATTCGTCTTCATCAGTCAATTGTGTCTTGTTCGTATATCCACTTTTGTACTCTCGCACAAATTCATTGCGGATGTTTATCGCTGCCCTGTTTCCAGACCGAGCGATTTTGAACGATATTTTTTTGTCCCAATGAGCCCAAACGCCTTCGATTGATGTCTCAGCATTGAGCCTTTCTATATTTAAATCCATAACAAACCTCCCGATTGCTATTGATTATTACGCTGCAAACTTGTCGATTTGAATCATCTTCTGAGTCGCGTCAAGCAATGACGTTGCCTTCATTTCCGCAACAACAAATTCGTTGATACCGGTCGCTTTCACGTCGCCATCTTCATATTTGATGTTCGGGAAACCGACTATATAAGCGTTGCCGGCGGCATCTTGTAAACGATAATCCAATGAACTTGCTGTGTTGTTTATAAACTTTTCGTAAATCGTTTCGTTTTCAAAATAGACTACTAAATCGATTGACACATTAAGCGTGCCGGGTGAAATACCGACCGCCCCGGTCTGTCCGACGGCATCCTTCGGCCGATTGTTATTGTTCAGCACAAAGTTGAGTTTCTTCACATACACAGAGCCCATCGCCGCCGCGGCTTCGCGAACATTTTGAACGTGAGAACCAACACTAAAAATTTGATTTGAATTTGCGGCTGTTGGCGCACCTGTGCCGACCGTTGCCTGAGCAATCGTGGCGCTTTTTCCGGTGAACCCTAGTGTCGTGGTAACTTTCTGCTGTGATTCAACGTTTAAAGCTAAGGTGTTCACAACCATACCTGTAAAAGATATAAACTGCGTTATATCCTCAAATGATTTTTCAAGAACAAACGATTTTTGAGTCGTTCCGTTCCTGATCATTGAACCCTTAATCGTTACGTTGTCGCCAGCCGCTTCAGTTGTCAGAGTGCCGCCAGAAACAATGACCTTATTCGCTGCAACAGAAATGACTTTGAAAAAGCCGTTATTTGCTGCCTCAGTGAATCCAGCCGACTTGATCCATTGGCCTACAGAAATGTTCGATGTCGTGAAGTTCGTTGTCGTTGAGTTGAATGAGTTATCAGAGCTTGAGGCGCTGATATCAGTCGCGGCGATATTGATAGGCGTCGAAAAAGCGCTGTAAAAGGCGCTTTCAAGGAACGGGTCATAAGTAGCGAACGACAGCTCGCCGTTAATATCCCCCGACGCGTCGAATGTGGTTTGAATCAGGTCAGAGACTTGCCGGTCTGATCTTATTTCCGCTGACGTCTCATTGCCGATGTTATATTTCAATGACTCGCTTGTCATTCTCAAATTCGTCATTGCGGCAGTAGGGATTACGCCCCAAGAAACCTCTGGAAGATAGCGCATTTGTACACGACTTGAATCAGACATGTCTTATTCTCCATTAAAAGGAAAAGGCGTCACCGCGATGAGCCGTTTTCTGTTATGTGTAATCGTAGTTGAACAATGTATTCGCATTCACTTGAAACCATTCTTTCGATGGGCCAACATTTACTTTTGATGTTGCCCGGCAAATCACGCCACTGAAAGATTGATCCTCAAAAATAGTTCTTACATGATCCGCCAGTGTGTCAGCGTCGCCGAGCCCTGCGTCGATCGGTAGAAATATTTGAACAACAATAATTCCAGTTATGCGTTTAAGTGGCGTTGACTCTATGCTGACCTGCTGAGATGTTCCTGTGTTTACAGTGAACCTTACCCACTTTCCGCCGACATTAAACGAACCGACATCATTCTGATTGTTTGGGTCAAAAGACTTATTCGGCCATTGAACCGGTGTATAAGTCCAATTGCTCTTAAATCTTGCCTCAATGGCTGATCGTAACGCGCTGTAACTCATTTGAAGCTATCCACCACTTCGGCGACTGCCAATTCAACGAAATTGGCCGGCGCCTGCGCCGAATGACCGTTGTTAAGCGCCTCGATATAAGGCACGTTGTTTGTGATCCACGCCTTTATATACGGCGGGAAAGTTTGCGGCACGAATCCGCCAGGATTTACTTTGTCTTTTGCGTCAGGGTCGTATGCTGTCGAAGGTCTCCCGATACTTGGGAACCAATTGCCACGAGCCCGGCCAGTATCTACCGGTGTTTTATCTGAAACCCGGCCATGAATCTCGAAAACAATTTTCTTTGTTGCCAGTGCCAACGTTTCGAGATTTTGTTTTTTAAAAGCCTCTATGTCTGCGAAGAACTTCGCGAGATCGGCGTTTATTTTCGCCATTAAACAGCCCTTAATTGAAATACGAACGTTGCTTTTGCCGGGTCTTCTGAAATATTAATAATTCGGTAATCGACCCCATTCAAGATAAGAAACGCACCGATAAGCGGAGTTAAATTGTTATCAGAAAAGTCTGACTGAATAAGTATTGCTTTTCTGTCGCTCGATAAAATCTTTTCGCCATCTGTCTCTGAACGCTTATAATTTGTCAGAGTCGCTTTATTTTTCAGCGCATACTTGATTACAACATCTGGCGCTGTGCCGGTGCTGGGGTCGTACGTTCCGGGAGCTTTGGTTTTATAAATCGCGCTCGTTTTCAAGTCGCCTAACACATTAAACGCCGTTTTTGCTGCCTTCTGTATGACTGCCTGCAATCCCATAAGGTAACCTCACACACGTACCAGTTTAGGCCCTGCAGCGGCGATATATGGCTCAATCATTGCCATGACAGACCGCGGCACGACATCTGAACGGTCGAAAGAATCAACTTCTAGCTCAATAATATCGACCTTTATTTTTTTGAAACCGGCCGTGTCAGGATCGGCCGGCCTGTTGGCTTTCAGCAATTCGAGTGCGAACTCTGCAACCGCGTTTTTTAGCCATTGCGGAATAACGTCGCTATCGATCGATTCATTGTCTTGATTGAGAACGCCTGAGCGCGGCCAGCGTAACGCCTGCGAGATCGTCGCCTTGTATCCTACCCAGCTGTGCTGATCGAGCAACCGTGTTGCCCATTTGAGCGCGGCTTCTTTATCCGGGGTCGATGCGTTATCCCATTCACTGCTGTATAAACGAGTTTCGTGGTAAGCGTCAGCTGT